ATAGCTCAGAGTCTAGCGAACCCCAAGTTCAGGCAGAGAGTAGTTCCAAACAAGAAGAAGAACCACAAGCTAAAGCACAAGAAGATGAAGATCTAAGTGCAGAAGAGAAGAACTTCAAGAAGCGTTATGGTGATCTAAGGCGTCACACTCAAGAGAAAGAGAAAGAGTTTCAGGCACAGCTTGATAAGCTAACTTCTCAGCTTGATGCGGCTACAAAGAATGAGCTTGTACTACCTAAGTCAACAGATGAAGTAGAGGCTTGGGCTAAGAAGTACCCAGACGTTGCAGGTATCGTAGAGGCTATTGCTGATAAGAAAGCTAGTGAACGTTCATCTGAGCTTGACGGGCGCTTAAAAGAGATTGAAGCTTTACGTACAACAGCTAAGCGTGAGAAGGCAGAAGCAGAGTTACTGTCTTTTCATCCAGACTTCCAAGAGATTCGTGCTGATGATGCGTTTCACTCTTGGGCAGAGAAGCAGCCTAAAGTAGTACAGGATGCTCTGTATGAGAACAGTGAAGACGCTAAGTCTGTTGCACGAGTTATTGATCTTTATAAGGCAGATCAAGGTATTAAGACTAAGAAGGTGTCTAGCTCTGATAAAGCAGCTGCATCCTCAGTTAAAGCTAAAGGACGGGCATCACCCGACACAGATGATTCATCTAAGTATATCACTGAGTCGCAGGTAGCTAAGATGTCTATCAAGGAATACGAGAAGCGCATGGATGAGATCTTTGATGCTCAGCGCTCTGGTAAGTTTATTTACGATGTATCAAAGAAATAAGTTGACAATACTTGTATCGTAAGTAAAACTATAGGTATGTACAGTGTCAGGCATTAACTGCCTGTACATGCTTTTCACTAAGCACTAGCCACACGAAGAACTACCTCTGAGTATAGGCCCAGCGCTTGAAGGACGGCCATCCTGATAGCAACGCTGACTACCCTAAGACAACGAGCCTCTTTTAATGTGGATATGTAGTGTCTAAATCTCACGCCATATCTATAAAGGAGAATTATTATGGCTATTGGAACCGCTGGTGGTGGGTTTGACGGGAACTTCTCCCCGATTATCTACTCCAAACAAGCACAGATTGCACTTCGCCGTGCAGCTGTAACTAACGCAATCACTAACAACTCTTACTTCGGTGAGATTGCAAACCAAGGCGACACTGTTCGCATTCAAAAAGAGCCAGACGTAACAGTCAACGCTCTGCAGCGTCACACAGGTATCTCAGTAGAGAAGCTTGATGATTCTGACTTCTCGCTCACCATTGACCAAGCTAACTACTTTGCTTTCAAAATGGATGACATTGAAGAGCAGTTTGCAAACGTAGACTTCACCTCTTTGGCTGCTGATCGTGCTGCCTATAAGATGGCTGATGCTATGGACACAGACGTACTGTCGTACCTCTCAGGTCACACAACTGCAGGTGCTTTCATCACTACAACATCTGGTGACGCACAAGGTACTGCTGGTTTGACTGGTGAGTTGTTCACTGCAAACCACTTGGACGCAACTGACTTCGGTAACTTGACCATCTCTGGTTCAGCTACTGCAGGTGATTCCGTACCATTGGCACCACGTTTGCCAGGTGCAACTGCCCTGTCAGCTACAACTGTTTCCCCTTTGACTGTACTTGCACGTATGGCTCGTAAGATGGACACACAGAATGTAGATGCACGTGGACGGTGGGTTGTCCTTGACCCAGTATTTGTAGAAATGCTGAAAGACGAAGATTCACGTATGTTGAATGGTGACTTCGGTGGTTCAGGTCTGCAAAACGGTCTGGTGTTGAACAACATTCACGGCTTCCGTGTTTATGTGTCCAACGCATTGCCTGCTGCTGGTACAGGTGCTGGTACTTCTGGTACAACTGCACAGTCCACTAACTACGGTGTTATCGTAGCTGGTCAGGACGATGCTGTTGCTTCTGCTGAGCAGATCAACAAAGTTGAGAACTACCGTGACCCAGACAGCTTTGCTGACATCGTGCGTGGTATGCACCTCTATGGTCGCAAGATCCTGCGTCCAGAGGCACTCCTCACAGCACGTTACAACGCTGCCTAATAGGCTTAACATTGGGGCTGGCTTCGTGCTGGCCCCTTTGTGCTTTCTTCATACATAAAAGGGACATCTCAAGATGGCTATTACAACTGCAATGTGCAACAGCTTCAAGCAAGAGCTTCTTGGGGGTGTTCACGATCTGGATACAGATACACTCAAAGTGGCTCTCATTAAAGCCTCTCCTGCTGGTACTTATGATTCCAGCACTACTAATTACTCAGACATCACTGGTAACACAGACGAAGCGGTAGGTACTAACTACACTGCTGGCGGTCAAGAGTTAGACTCTGCTACTATTACTCTAGCGGGTAGTACTGCTATCGTAGACTTCGCTGATGAAGTATTTGCTAACTTGACTATCTCAGCAGATGGCGCTATCATTTACAATAGCTCTCAGGCAAATAAAGCTATTGCAGTATTTGACTTTGGCACTACTGTTACCTCTACTAGCGGTGACTTCACTGTTGTATTCCCAACAGCAGACGCTTCTAACGCTGTAATCCGCATCAGCTAAACTAAACTATAAGGTTATTGCACAATGGCGTTTATCATCAAAGATCGTGTCAAAGAAGGTACAACATCTACTGGTACAGGAGCTATTGCTCTGGGTGGTGCTACTTCTACTTTTGATTCGTTTCAGTCATATATGACTAATGGTGATACTACTTACTACGCTATTGTGCATACTTCTTCTGGGGTAGACGAATGGGAAGTCGGACTAGGTACATGGAACACGGGTAACACTCTTACCCGTACTACTGTCTTAGCTGGCTCTAACGGTACATCTGCTGAAGACTTCTCTGCAGGTACTAAAGATGTCTTTATGACATACCCTGCTGCACATGCTGCACTTGCAGGTGATGATGTAGACTTCGCTAACATTACAGTTTCAGGTACTGTTGATGGACGTGATGTTGCAACAGATGGTGCAAAGCTAGACACAGTAGAATACAACGCTGATGTAACAGACGCTATTAACGTAGCTGCTGCTGGTGCATTAATGCGCTCTGGCGGTACTATGACTGGTGCGCTTATCCTGAATGCTGATCCCACTACTGCACTAGGAGCCGCAACAAAAGAGTACGTAGATACTATTGCTGCTGCAGGTATTCACTACCACACGCCTGTACGTGTTGAGGCTCCTCTTAATCTTACTGTTACGTATAACAATGGTACAAATGGTGTAGGAGCTACCCTTACTAATGCTGGTACACAGGAAGCTATCACTATTGATGGTGTAGCTCTTAGCTCCGGTGATCGTGTACTTGTGTATGAACAAACAGATGCTACTCAAAACGGCATCTACACAGTTACTACTGTAGGTAGTGGTAGCACTAACTGGGTACTTACTCGTGCTACAGACGCTGACAGCTACGGTGCATCTGACCCTAACGCTCTGGGTGAAGGTGATGCCTACTTCGTTAAGGAAGGTGCTACAGGCGCTGGTGAACTATATGTGATGAATACTGCAGGTACTATTACGTTTGGTACTACAGATATTACGTTTACTGTTATCGCTGAGACTGCTGTGTATTCCGCTGGTACAGGTATTACTCTTACAGGCACTACGTTCTCTATTGGGCAGGATGTGGGTACTACAGACAATGTTACGTTTAACCAAGTCACAGCGGCTATTATAGGTAACGTAACAGGCGATGTCACAGGCAACGTCACAGGCAATGCAGGTACAGCTACTAAACTTGCTACTGCTCGTACTGTACAACTCTCCGGTGATGTAACTGGTAGTGCAACCTTTGATGGTTCTGCTAACATTAACATTACTGCTGCTGTACAGGATGATTCACACGCACACGTTATCTCTAACGTAGATGGTCTACAGACTGCACTAGATGCTAAAGTACCTACTTCTCGTACTATTACTGCAGGTAATGGTCTTACTGGTGGTGGAGACTTAACTGCTAACCGTACTATCTCACACGCTGACACTTCCTCACAGGCAAGCCTTACTGCTCTGACAGGTGCTGCAGTAGTAAGCGACATTGATGTAGATACATATGGTCACGTCACAAACCTTGCTACACGTAATCTTACATTAGCTAACTTAGGCTACACAGGTGAGACTAACGCTACTGCAGATCAGACGATTACTGCAGGTAGTGGTCTTTCTGGTGGTGGTACAGGTAACGTAACCCTGTCACATGCTGACACATCTAGCCAAGCATCTGTGAACAACTCTAGTGGCACAGTCATTCAAGATATTACTCTTGATACGTATGGGCATATTACAAGTCTGGCATCTGTTAACCTAGATGGTCGTTACTATACAGAGACAGAGGCGGATAGTCGCTTTGTGAATGTCACTGGCGATACTATGACGGGTAATCTATCCTTCGGCGACAACGACAAAGCCATCTTTGGCGCTGGGTCTGACCTACAGATTTATCATGATGGGTCTAATAGTTTTATACGGGATGCAGGTACAGGCAACCTTGTTATCCGAGGCACAAATCTAAACTTGCAAAAAGATGGTGGTGAAAGCTATATTACGATGGTCGCAGACG